GATGCTGGCGAGCGAGTTCTTTCCGGCATGGTACATGGGGCGCAACCCAGACCACTATGTGGTTGCTGCGACCTATGGACAGGAGCTGGCAGACGATTTCGGGCGCAAGGTCAAGAACCAGATCGCAGATGAGGCGTTCCAGGGAGTGTTCCCTGGCGTGCATTTGGCGAACGACAGCAAGAGCAGCAAGCGGTTTCACATCGCTGCGGACATGGGCGGCTATGAGCACCAAGTTTCGCAGGGTGGCGCGTACTATGCGGTAGGCGTTGGCGGCCCGCTGACTGGCCGTGGTGCTCACTTGCTGCTGATCGATGACCCGGTGAAGAACCGGGAGGACGCAGACAGCGAGATCACACGCAAGCGGATCAAGGAGTGGTACACGTCCACGGCCTACACCCGGTTGATGCCTGGTGGCCGCGTGGTGGTGATTCAGACCCGCTGGCATGAGGATGACTTGGCCGGCTGGCTCATGGATTCGCACAGCACTGAAGGCTGGGATGTGCTGAACCTGCCTGCCATGGACGGTGGCAAGGCGCTGTGGCCTGAGCAGTACGACGTAGACGCACTGATGCGCATCAAGACGGCTGTGGGGCCGCGTGATTGGTCAGCGCTCTACCAGCAGTCACCCAGCCCAGATGAGGGGACATTCTTTCAGCGCGCTTGGTTCAAGACGTGGAAAGAACGGCCCAAGTACCTATCGATCTACGGCACCAGCGACTACGCGGTGACGGATGGCGGCGGGGACTACACGGTTCATCGCATTTGGGGTGTCGATCCTGAAGGCGATCTGTACCGGCTGGGCGGGTGGAGAGGCCAGACCAGTGCGGACGTGTGGATTGATCGCAAGCTGGACCTGGTAAAGGAATACAAGCCCATTGCGTGGTTTGGCGAGGCTGGTGTGATTCAAAAGTCCATCGAGCCAATGCTTATCCGCCGCATGCGTGAGAGGCAGATCTTCTGCCGCATGGAGTGGCTCTCTTCGATCAGCGACAAGCCTACACGGGCCCGGGGATTTCAAGCTCGTGCAGCCATGGGGAAGGTCTATTTCGAGCAGGGAGCCGAGATTGACGAGTTCCTGAAGTTCCCGGCTGGCACGTACGATGACGACGTGGACAACGCCTCAATGATCGGGCGCGCACTCGATGACGCCCATCCAGCAGTGCTGCCGCCGCAAGAGAAGAAGAAACACATTGACCGCTGGGATGCGGCATTCAACAAGGACGACGGGGAAGAAACCTGGAAAACAGCATGAACGTAGCCTATGGGAAGACTGATCGCGGGATGGCGCTGAAAGACACGCCGATTCCTTTTGAGCAGCCCATGGGGGAAATTGCGTCTGCTGTCAGTCCAGACTACAGCGATCACCTGTCCAAGCTGGTCGCGTACTTCGAGGAAGCGGAAGACGGTGGGCGTGAGGCTCGTGAGCGGTCGGAGCGGTGCCGCGACTATTACAACAACATCCAGCTCACCGCCGAAGAGATTGCCGTCCTAAAGAAGCGCGGGCAACCGCCGATCTACGTCAACTACATCCAGCGCAAGGTTGACACGCTGTGTGGCATTGAGCGGCGCTCGCGCACGGACCCGAAGGCGTTCCCGCGCAACCCTGACGATGAGCAGGCCAGCGAGGCGGCCACAGACAGCCTGCGCTACGTGGCTGATCAGAACAAGTTCAACGGCCTGCGCTCGGAGGTCTACAACGACATCCTGGTGGAGGGCTACGGCGGCGCGGATGTGACCGTCGAGGAAATGCCTGATGGCGACCTCAAGGTGACGGTGAACCGCATCCCGTGGGACCGCATCATCTACGACATTCACTCGCGCCGACTGGACTTCAAGGACGTGAAGTACAAGGGCATTGTGATCTGGATGGACGGTGCCGATGCTCGCGCCAAGTGGCCGGACTACGTTGACTCGATCAACGACACGCTGTCCACCTCGGGCTCTGAGACATACGACGACCGTCCGAAGTACGGGGTGTGGTGCGACAGCAAGCGCAAGCGCGTCCGAGTGGTGCAGATGCATTACGAAGAGGACGGCGAGTGGTTCGTGGCGACGTACACCAAGGGCGGCTTTCTTGAGCCTCCTGTTGTTTCGCCCTACAAGGACAAATACGGCAAGTCGTGCTCGTCGCTGCATCTGCGTGCAGCCTATGCCGACCGTGAGAACAACCGATACGGCCACGTAGAGGGCCTGATTCCGCTCCAGGACGAGATCAACAAGCGCCGCAGCAAGTCACTTCACCTGTTGAGCCAGCGTCAGACCTACGGCAAGAAGTCGGCACTACTTGACACGGCTGCAGCCAAGGTGCAACTCGCCAAGCCCGATGGTCACGTCGAGATGAACGATGGAGCCGTCTTCGGTCAGGACTTCGGAATCATCCCGACTGGTGACATGGCGCAGGGCCAGATTCAGCTGATGCAGCAGGCATTGGCCGAGATGAACGCCACGGGTGCGAATGCCGCCATGCAGGGGAAGGACGATAGCGCCCAGTCTGGGGTCGCGCTGCAGACCAAGATCCAGGCCGGCAATGTTGAGATGGAGCCGCTTGCCGATGGTCTGCGCGAGTGGACGAAGGAAATCTTCGAGGCCATGTGGATGCGCGTTCGCCAGTTCTGGACGGAAGAGAAGTGGATTCGCGTCACGGACGACGACCGCAACATCAAGTTCGTGGGCCTGAACAAGAAGGTGACGGTGGCTGACAAGCTCGCCCAGATGCCTGAAGAGAACCGGGCAATGATGATGCAGCAGATGCAGATTCAGCCGGGCGACCCTCGGCTTGAAGAGGTCGTGGACGTGGAGAACGACGTGTCCGGCCTCGATGTTGACATCGTGATCGAGGAAGGCCCGGACCTCGCATCGCTGCAGAGCGAGCAATTCGACATCCTCGCCAAGCTTGCGCAGAACGGCATGCCGATTCCGCCCAAGGCAATCATCCAGGCGTCGGCGATCAAGCCAGACACCAAGAAGCAAATCCTAGACGAGATGGAGAAGGGCCAGCAGCTGCCGCCCGAAGTCCAACAGAAGATGGAAGAGATGCAGCAGGAGATGCAGAAGCTCACGCAAGAGAACGAGGCGCTCAAGCAGGACGCCGAGTTCAAGGCTGGAAAACTGCAACTCGAAGCCAAGGCGCTTGAGATCAAGCAGATGGAAGCCATGGGCAAGCAGGGCGATGCCCCGCAAGACCCGCAGAAGGCCGCCATCGACAACGCATTGAACTTTGCAAAGGTTCTCAAGACTGACGCGGAAACCGCGCAGATCGAGCTTGAGAACCAGCATGCATTCATGCGCGGCCCTGAGCCGCACCCTGTGCCGCAGGTCGCACAGGTCTAACCAATCACCGCCAGAACAGAGGCCACCTTCGGGTGGCTTTTTTTATGGCTCCGTCGCCGGGAATCGGGCGTTGAAAGCTGCCGCCGAGCTACGGGCGAGAAGGAAGTAAGCCATGGATGACGTGTTCAACGAACAACCCGAGCAGGAAGAACAACTCCCCGCAGAGGACGGTCAACAGGTCGAACAGGTAACGGAGCAATCCGGAGCCGACGCCGAGACGACAGCGGCAACGAACACCGAAAAGCATGTGCCCCTTGCTGCGCTTGAAGCGGAGCGGAAGGGCCGGCAAGACTGGAAAGAGAAAGCGATTCGGTTCGAGGAAGAGGCAAAGCAACTGCGCGAGCGGATGGCTGAGCCTCAACAACGGACCGAACAGCAGCAACTGGACCCGATCCAGCAAGTTCGCCAGGAAATGCTCAACGAGCGTTTCAACATGTCCGAGATGGTCGCTCGTCAGAAGTACGAAGACCTCGACGCCGTTGTTGCGACGTTCCAAGAGGCAGCCCGCGCGAACCCTGCATTGGCGCTCGCATTGCATCAGCAGGTGAACCCTTACGAGTTCGCCTACCGCGAAGGCAAGCGCATCCAGTTGCTGAAGGAAGTCGGCGACGACCCAGCGGCCTACCGGGCGCGGATCGAAGCCGAGGTTCGCGAACAACTCCAGAAAGCCAACCCTGCCGCACTGAATCTGCCGGCATCACTCGCTGGCGCCCGTTCGTCTGCACCGCGCACTGCGCCTGCATTCACCGGACCCGCGCCACTCGGATCGCTATTCAACAATTGAAGGAGCCATAAATGGCAGAAACTACCGCCCGTCCGGGCCTTACCCCACAGCAGTGGGACGACAAGTTCTTCACGGAGTACGTTCGTTCGAACCGCTTCAAGAAGTACATGGGCACCGACCCGTCGAACATCATCCAGGTCAAGGAAGATCTGACCCGCAAGCCTGGCGACCGCGTGACCTTCGCGGCTGCTCGTGCTCTCGGTGGCGGTGTCACCGGCAACACGGTGCTGGAAGGCAATGAGAGCGAGCTGGACCTCCGTTCGCTGACCGTCGCTGTCGCACCGCTGCGCAACGCCGTCGTCGTGACCGAGTGGGATGAGCAGAAGTCGGTGATCGATCTGCGCGACGCTGCCCGCCCGGCGCTGAAGACGTGGGCGCTGGAGCGCATGCGCGAAGACGTTATCCGAGCGTTCAAGTCCGTGCCAAACGCTGCCGGCAACATGGTGTCGTGGGAGCTTGCAACGGCTGCAGAGCGCAATGCATGGCTCGTCGCCAACGCTGACCGCGTGCAGTTCGGCGCTTCGGTTGCCAACGGTGTCTCCGGCGTCGTCGCCACGGCGCTGCTGACCATCGACAACACCGCCGACAAGCTGTCCGCTGCTACCGTGTCGCTCGCCAAGCGTCGTGCCCAGATGGCAAAGCCGCGCATCACCCCGACTCGCACCCGCGAAGAGGATGAAGAGTGGTTCGTGCTGTTTGCCAACCCGCTGTCATTCCGCGACTTCGCCAGCGATCCGGTGATCGTCCAGGCCAACCGCGATGCGCGCGTGCGTGGTGTGGACACCAACCCGCTGTTCACTGGCGGCTCGCTGGTGTGGGATGGCGTGATCGTTCGTGAAATCCCCGAAATGGGCCTTCCGTTCGCTCCGAGTGCCACCTCCATCGGCCAGGTCGGCGGCATCCTGGCAGGTGCAGGCGCTGGCGGCATCGACGTCGGGTTCAACTTCTTCTGCGGCGCTCAAGCGCTCGGTGTGGCCTGGGCTCAACGCCTGAAGACCACGACCGACGTTCGCGACTATGGCTTCCGCCATGGCGCAGGCGTGCAGGAGATTCGCGGCATCGAGAAGCTGATGTTCGGCACTGGTGCTGACGACCGCACGACCCTCGTTCAACAAGGCGTGTACACGCTGTTCACTGCCGCTGTTGCGGACGCGTAAGGAGAGAAACCATGGCAACGACTTTTCAAGCAACCAAGGTTTCCAGCGCGACCGACCAGATGGCCGGCATCGGCGACGGCCAAGCGCTGAAGTGCGTCTCTTCGACGTACACGGGCACTGCAGCTCTCGTCATCAACGACGTGATCCAAGGCGCCCTGATCCAAAAGGGCTCGACCATCGTTGACGTGATGGTGGTTGTGTCCGACCTGGACACGTCTACCGGCATCACGCTGGACGTTGGCTACGGCACCGATCCCGACTACTTCATCGCCGCATCGACGGTGGGTCAGACGGGAGGCGTGGCGCGTGCTTCGGCTGTTACCGCGCTTCCGCTGACGCTGACCACCAACGACACGATCGACGTGCTCGTGAAGGCTGCGCCGACGACTGGCACCACCGCATTCACCGTGACCATCACGGTGTTCTTCCTGCCGGTGAACGCCTGATAGGAGCGGGGCCGGGAAACTGGCCCCGTTTCTTCATCATGAAGATCAAGTACATCGGCACACCTGGTGAAGACCACCAGTCAATCCACATGTACGGCGTCGATTTACCGCTTGGGAAATTCGTCCCCGTCACCGACCTCCTTGCTATCCGCAAGTTGAGCAACCACCCGCACTTCTCCGCGCAGCCTGAGCAATCGGACGTGGCTGAAGACGCGCAGATCAAACGCGAAATCGAGACGGTTGCTGAGCAACACGCCTCGCAGTCTGAAGGGGGAAACCATGGCAACGTTGACGGACCTATCCCTTCGAGTGCTGCAGAAGTTGAAGGTGCTGGGGGCCAACGAACCCGCAGACCCGGACGACCTCGTAAAAGCAACTGAGAAGCTGAAGGCTGCGCACTACGCATTCGGCGTGCGTGACCTCGTTCAGTGGACGTTGAACACCATCCCCAACTACGCCGAAGAGCCCTACGTGATGATGGCTGCGTACCTCGGGGCTGACGAATTCGACACGGTGCCAAACCAGACTTGGCCGCTCATCGCAACAACCGACCTGCAACGCGCTGTGAACCTCCCAGCGGTTGATGTCACCCCCTCGCAGGACTTCTGATGGAAATCACCGTAGCACTTGACGGCGAGAAGAAGCGCGACCTGCGTTTCTTTGCGGGCGACGACATGAGCCTGACCATCGTCGTCTATGAGCATGACGGTGACATCACGCCAATCACGGTCAGCAACGTGCGTTTCGCTGCTGCTGACGGCTCGCTGCCGATGGATGCAGAGTTCGTTGTGCCGTCGAACTTCTTTGGGCGTGTGCCATATCGAATCGTCGGCGAGGCTGAGGACATCACAACTACGCTCGCCTACGGTGTGATGCAAACGGCTGGTGGCTGGCCCTCGTTGTTCTGCTGGTGCTCGGGCCCAGGCCCCTATGGAATCGTCGGAAAGAGCGACAACATCACAGTGTTGGATGCGCACCAGAACTTCGACGGTATCGTTAGCGTGGAGGGCGCGCTTCAACAGCTGGGCGACTTCAAGAAGGCTACTGGCGACATTCCCGGGCTCGTTGATACGGCTGTTCAGGCCGCTGCTGATGCAGAAGCCTCTGCACAGGAGGCAGCCGATAC